ATTTCGCCTACCGTCGGAAGCTGCATATCGCCCCTCAAAAAGTTCTATACCCATCCAGCAAATGGTCATAAAACCGCCGACCGGTAGCCACTGGGCTCTCAGACGCCCCCCGCTTCTCATACAGATCCGTTACGGTCAGAAGCACCCATGTTTTGACTGCCGCGGGGACGGTATCCACAGACTCACACAGCGCGTTGCTATCCGCCCTCTTCACGATCTCCCGCCCACATATCTGCTCACACTGCGCGGTAGCCGCGGCAATATATGCTGTGATAAGGGCGTCATCCTCGGTGTACTCAACACGCAGCTGCTTCTTCGCTGTCTCCAGATCTACGGCGCCAACAACATCACTCATTTTCCCCGCCCTTCTTCACTGCCTTCCGCGGTCTGCCCTCCGGTTTGAGCGCTTTTGCCGCCCGTGCCAGCCCGGCTTCAACCAAAACAATGGCATATGGGTCATAAATCTCTTCAACATCTCCAGCCTTGTGACGCCCAATCATTGAAAGGCTGTCTTTCAGAAATTCAATTCGCATACAAAAAGCGGGAGAGTTTCCTCTCCCGCCCCAGTCAAACCAAACGGTTATGGCTTATCAGGCCGAAGGAACAGCGAGCGCGCCGCCGATAACCGCGTTGGAATGCTCAACCGCAAGCGCAAGACGACGTTCGGCTCGGATCGTATAGAGGTTCTTGATGAAGTCATCCTCATTCTGCGCGGCAATGTCGACCACCGTAGACATACGGTCATAGACCGTTGCGGCACGGGCGAAGTCGCCGGCAAGGAACTTGCCCTTAGCCATAGCGGCAGACTCAACTACGCGGACTCCCCAGATCGAAGACGACGCGAAGGAGTTAGCCGGAGACCCAAGCAGATACACACCATCCGCCGCCTTCAGCCCCTGAAGAACCGCCCAATCCACCGGATTAAGCACTACCGCGCTTGTGCGGTAGCCCGCGGCGTTAATAGTCGCGAAGCTCACGCGGAGCAGGTCAAGCATCGTCGAGCCGGCGCCGCCAATGTCAGCAAGCTGAAAGCTCTGAGCGGTATAGTTCCCTGCCGCCATAATGCCGGACAGATTGGAAGAAGTCCCATCCCCTGTCAGCAGCTGATCCTCAGCCGCAAGGTCCACACCGTAGATCATGCGCGCGTTAATGAAAGCCTGGAGAGCCGGAGCATCATCAGCAAGCTGACGGGTAATCTTGGTCCAATGCGCGATCACCTGAACAGGGGTCTGCTTCAGTTCGAACTCGAAAGAGGAGGAGGGCTTCAGCGCCGCCTCCGCGACCGTAGCGGCTCCATTCGTGAAAGTCTTCTCACGCATGTACTCAATCGTCTGGGCCGCAGTCGGAATCCTCGGGAAGAGCCCCTCAATCGTAAGCTCACGAGTGTCAAGCGGGACAATACCCGGGACACGATACGGAACCAGTTTTGCCTGAGCCGAAGTGACGGGATTCTCTGCCGACTTATTCGAAACCTCAGCCGACGCGGAACGAGCGCCCGAAGTGCCCTTGAAGCGCTTATAGGAATCAGAGTTTACAAACTGCGCCCCAATCGATTTATCCACCAGATCGGCGGCACCCTCTGCCTTCTGGGCTTTCTGCTGGATATCCAGCAGCTGGCGGGAAAAAAGCACCTGCTTCTCTCCCAGCTCGTCAATCTTCTTCTGGACATCCGCCTGCGCGGCTTCGCCCTTCTTAACGGATTCCTGCATGCCCGCGATAGAGGCGTCAATCTTGGAAAGAGCCTCAAGAGCGGTATTGATTTCTTCTGTTGCCATATATCAGTTCCTCTGATAGTTAGAACCTTCCGGCGATAGTCTTAAGTTTCGCCAGTACCTGTTTTTCAGCTTCAGACTCAGAATCCCTCTGATCCCTTTCGCTGAGAATCAGCTCTTTGGCCTTCGAAATAAAGGCCTGAGCCTGAGCTTTGGACAGGCCTGCGTCCCGCAGGTTCTCTTCAAGCTCCCGAATAGAAATTGCTCCCTGAATGTCTTCACACTTCACCAGGCCAATACGCGCCCGGTCATCAGCGGGGAATGTGCAGACCGAAATTTCCCGCAGCCCGGAAACTGATTTGATGTTCCGTCCGCCGTCCTCGTTCCAGTCATAGTCCTGTTTGGAAAGCAGGATCCCAACGGAGAGCCCGTCAATCGTCCCCGCTCTCATCGCTTCATAGACATCCCGGGCCTTTTGAATCGAAAGGGTCAGCTTCCCTTCAACATAAAGTCCCTGGGCGTTCTCCTTCATCGCCGTATACCGACCAATCGGGAGATCCATCGTGTTGTGGTTCAGAAAGATCGGCGGCATTTTCTCTCCCAGGACCTTTTGATAGGCTCCGGGGAGAATGGTGTCACCATAGCTGTCAATGCCGTTGAACTTTGAGGCGTAACCGCGGAAAACTCCCGCGTCTCCTTCTGTCTTCAGTTCCACATCATCGAGCGAAAGCGTCTTTTCAATAATCTGCGTCATATGCGCCTCACTGCTTAATTGGTTCCCCCAGCGGGGTCTGGCTGGTGTTTTTCTGCTCCCCAAGCTTGTCAAGCGGGACAAGATTGTTCTGGGCAGTCAGCGCGTCCGCGCCATCCACAACCGGAAGGTTCTCGAGCCGCCTCACCTCATTCCGTGTCATGAAGCCGTTCTGGAGTGCTTTGCTGTAGCTGTCATACCGACTGGCGATATTCGCTCTCTGAAGCGCGCTCATCTTGAACTCGCAATTAAGCGTCTCGCTTTCGAGAACCGTAAACAGCGTTTTCGTAAGCGTTTGTTCAAGGCCAGTGCAAAGCGGCTGAATCGTCGACCGATAAAAGCCTTCAATAATCTGCTCAAGCCCACTTGCCGCCGTACCGCCAGAGCTATTAAGAAGCGCGCTGGGAACACCAAACCACCTACCTATCTCCTCAATCCCAAACTGCCGGGTTTCCAGCAGCTGCGCGTCAGCGGCCGACATCGCGATCTGCTGATATTTCATATCCCCCGGAAGAACATGAAGCCAATCGCTTGAATTCCCGGTCACCGGCGGGAGATTCCCATATCGCTCCCTCAGCTGCCGAATCTGGTCTTCCGTCAGATCCTGGTCAATCATCAGCAGACCGGTCAGCTGGTTGCCATTACCGTACATCGTTGTGGCATTCTTCTGCGCATTCACAAGCTCTGCCGTGGTTGCCTGCATATACTCGAGCGTAGACAACCCCACAATGCCGTTCCCCAGCCCCTTCCAATGCAGAATTTTGTCGGCTCTGAACTCGTAGAGGTTCCCGTCCTTGTAATACTGATAGACAACCTCGCCATTTACCACGCCGACCTCCATCTGGTCAGCGGCAAGAGGTGTCAGACTCACAAGCTGCCCCGCACCGTCCCTTGTAATGAGCGCATACGCATTCCCTCGAAGGAACCGATTCAGCCCCATCGCGAGCCAGAAATCATGCGGCGTCATATTGGCATTTGGCGCGCGGAGCACCTGCCACACTCGGCAATTCCGTTCTTCCTCTCGATTCCCATCAGAATCTCTGCGATAAACAACAATGGGCAGAGACGCTATTGTTTCCGCAAGCAGAGTGACGCATGACCATACTGCCGAAAGCTGAAGGCCATGGTCCGGCGGAATCGGACGGACACCGCTGACGGCTGCCCCCGTTGGCAATCGGTTCTGAACCCCGGACGCGTCGCCGATAGGTGAGCCCCACCCCACCATATGGGCAATAGACCCAAAAATCGAGGATATCTTCATAATTTGAGAAACTCATTCAAATCCATTGCCCGGTGCTCGTCATTCAGCAATGCCCGGGAGAGCGCCATGATCCCTGCTACAACCCCGTCAATCTTGTTCTCCGGGGCGTCCTTCCTGGGATAAATGTTCTCCTTGACATCAACATGACAGACCACGTTGCTTACCATCCATGTAAGAACCGGGTCTCCGTTGAAATGCAGACGATGATCAAGTACCAATGCCTGAAACTGCTTCATAGGATCAGAAAGGTTCGCGACGGTCTGTTTGCAAAGCACCATAGGCACACCGTCATCGCTGAGTTCTTTCGAGAGCTGTACGGCCTGGAATGGGTCATAAGCCACTGATTGAACGGAGTAGCGCCCACAATCCTCAAGGATTGAATCTCGTATCTCGGCGAAATCCGTCACTGGACCTTCACAAACATGGAGATACCCCAAGTACTCCCACCCCTGGTATTGAGAATTCACACCTCGTTCAATCGCTGTTCTTGGGAGCCAATAATCCCCAAACAGGTAGTAGTGGCTGGAACCATCAATCTTTCTCTGGAAAATCTTCACCTTCGCCGTCATGTCGCTCGTAGACGCAAGGTCAAGCCCCAGCCAGCACGGCTCTCCGTCAAAATCCGACTCATCCAGACTTTCATCCGCGCAGGCATCCCACGCCTTCATGTCCATCCAGCCGACATCCGCGTTGCACCAGACATCAAGATGCTTCGTCTTGAAGTTGTTCTCAGCGCTGGGCGTCGCGATCGCTTTTGCCTGCAATGCCCGTATGACCTCAGGCCGGACAGACACCCCCCAGTTCGGGTTGGCTTTTGCCAGCGCCTCGTCACTCTTCCAGTCATCATCCGGATCCAGCGTGTAGATGATCCCAAAATAGGATTCGTCCTGAAGCGACCCTGAAAGAATCTTTGTTACGAGCGTGCGCTGCTCATAACAAATCCCCGTCCGGTCAACGCCTGCCGTTGTGATCGAAACCATTAGCGAATTTCTGCGCTTCCCCAGCGATGTCTCAACAACGTCGAAAACGTCTCTCTTCTTATGCGCATGGAGTTCGTCAATAATGGCCAGATGCGTGTTCAGGCCATCCAAAGTAGACCCTTCCGCACTCTTCGCCTGAAAGGTTGAATTGGTCGCGGGGACATACAGTGCGTGCGCAGTAACCTCCAGCCCATACGCTTCCTGCAGCGCGCGATTACCCCGCGCCATCGTCTGCGCATCACCAAAGACGATTTTCGCCTGCTCCCGCGTTGTCGCGAAGCTATACACCTCTGCCCCGGGCTCGTGATCCGCACAAAGGCAGAAAAGCCCAATTCCCGACAGAAGCGTCGACTTGCCGTTCCCTCTCCCGACTTCCACATAGGCTGACCGGAATCGCCGATTACCCGCCTTCGCCTTCCACCCAAACAAGGTAGTCAGGAGAAAACATTGCCATGGCTCTAGGTGAATCGCCCTGCCCGCTAACTCCCCCTTTGTGTGCGTCAGATTCTCAATGAACCAGCATGGCCGGGAAGCCTCTTTTTCGTCAAAGTAGTAGTCACCACCCTCGGGACCCCATCGCCTCAGGTCATTTAACTGGCGCTGAACTGCCTGCTTCACAAAGGAACAAGCGGGCACACTCCCGTCCAATACGCCGCGCATGTACTCCTTGGCTATGGCAACGTAATCAGGTTTCTTCATCAGGCTTCAAAAGGATTTTTCTCTAACAGCTCTTCTTCCTGCGCGGGCGCGTGTGCGCGGGAGACAGGGGTAAAACCAAGCTCTTTTTCAAGCTTGATCAGCGTCCCGACAAGAATCTGCATCGCTTGAAACTCCGGGCTGAGTTTCCTCCTCCCGGTCGTTTCTTCCTCATCAAAAAGGGCTCCATGCTCTACTGTTTTTGCCATCCGACGCCACAGAGCATACGTGCGGCACCATTGCTCAAGCGCCGGCCCGTCTACAACCGACAGCCGCCCCTTCGGCGCGTTCTTGACCGCAAGCGCCCATACCTCTTTTGCGTCTCCCGGAATCCCGACGGGAGGTTCTTCAGATAAAACACTCCCCGAAACCGGGTACGGCTTGGAAGAACGGCATTTCTGCAGCGTCCCTCTGGCCGATTTCTCCGCATCGGATTTTCTGAGCCTGGGCATATCCAAAAATTGAAAAGCACGCGTAAAAAATTGGTGAAGGGCGCGGTCTCAGGGGCTTTTGCGTCCAAAATCTGACCCGCCTCACCCCCTCTTAAATCACGGGGCTTGCTGGCTCAGCATGCTGGTGAGCGTGTGTTTGATCAGCTCCATAGAGATAGGCACCATCAGTTCAGAAGCTGTACGCTTCACTTCCCTCCAAACCTTGCTGGAACGGAGAGCGTCAAGCATGTCGTGCCCGGCAAAGGTCAGCCTCGGGTAGGCTTCTCTGTCATACCCCCAGCTTCCATCCTCAAGGCAACGGACATGGAGACCTTCAATAAGCCCCGCGTCTTCCGCCAGCAGAAGATGCCCGCAGTACAGATCCTCGTCTGCTTCGTCAATGGACGTCAGGCGATCAATGACCCGCTCTCGTTCTATGTCTTCAAGAACGTGTAGCAACTGTTCCCAGTCTCTAACCATGCTTCACCTTATTCCTAAAGCCGCCATCCTCGCTGGCAGTCTTACGGCTGTGGCACGCATGGCACAGCGCCTGCCAGTTGTTCTGATCCCACATAAGCTTCTGGTTCCCCCGATGCGGGATGATGTGATCCACATCAGTTGCCTTAACCAGCAACCCACGCTTCAGACACTCCTCACATAGTGGGTGTTCTTTCAGGAATGCCGCTCTGCGCTTCCGCCACTTAGAACCATAGCCACGTTCAGCGGAGGAGCCTTTGAATCTCTTCCGCCTTGCTTCGCGTTCCGCCGCCAGTTCTTTGCCCTTCTCTTTATGGCGGGCACAGTACTTATCAGACAGAGGGATAGCTTCCTGGCAGCCTGGGTAAGCGCAAATATGGAGAAGAGGCATACGATCTATGGTAAACCCTTGGCTTCCATAACAACGAGGCAAACAAAGAAAACAGCAAGACCGGCGGTCACCCCCCACAGGATCCCAACAATCATATTCTGCCTTGCCGCCATTCTCCCTAGCTCTTCTAAATTACGTCTCTGTGCTTCGTTTTCCATTTCATTCATCTTCCTTTCTAACGAAGCAATACGTAATTCCGCTTCCATTAGGTCGCGGCGAGATCCTGAGTAGGAGGTATCTGAGGGGCTCCGAGACGAAATTAGCCAAGGATTTGGTTTCTAGCACAGATCCTTTGACCATAACCTCCCCAAAAATTCGGACTTGATCCCCGCCTATTTCAACCCTGGAGTCTTTGCCCAGCTTAAGGATGGCCTTCACACCTTTTCTGCTGTTTTCGTTTCTCTCCACGCGAAGTCTCCCGCACAAAAAAATCCCCGGATCTGCGTACGGATCCGAGGATGGAGTTGTATATCCGGAGGAGTTAACCAGCACCTACACGCTGTTTCTTTCGGGCACAACAAGAGAGCCAACCGGCTCTCCAATCGTACTTCTTGCGTCTTTCGCTTACTGGTACCTCCAATTATATCCCATTATTTTATTTTTTCAAGAGCAATCCCGAGCGTAAAACTCCAGGATATTAGAAAGCATGACCGAAGCGCTGTGAATCTCCTCATCGAACCTTCTTTTGCTTAGCCCCATCGCCCGGCCAATTCTTCCTACCGAGAGAGACGGGCGGAGGTAGAGCGCGCAAACCATAAGCCTGTACTTCTCCGGATAGAGTGGAGAACACAGCGCTCGCTCAACCCTGGCGGCGTCTTTTACATCTACAGGGCTGCAATCTTTCTCACACTCGTTCGCTATGCCCCTGCCTTCCGCCCCGTACAGGGCGATCATCTTCGCAAGCCACGATGCGCGTAAGCATGATCGGTCCCTGTAAACTCTCGCCCAGTTCTCAAGCCTTGCGTTCAGATCCCGGTCTTCGATCACGTATCTCTCCCGTCAGAACTCATCAACATCCCATCCACCGCCGTTCTTTTTGGCGCGCGGATAGACAACCTTCATCGCGAAAGGGAAGGAAGTCGCTACCACTTTGACCTTGCACTTCGCATCGTCAAAGAAGACTCGCGGGCTGCCCTTGACCTCATGCAGCTCCAGCTCGCCGTTCGGTCGAAGGATCATGAAATCGGGAAGGTACCAGCAGGCGCCATCCGCGACTTTTAGTTTTAGGCTTTCGAACCAGAAGTCCACTATTCTTCCGGCCTGCTTCTCGCCCTCGAGGTACATCGCGTATGCTGACTCGGTTCGATTAAGCTCTCCCTTCTTCATCCGGCCTTTCGCTCTGAGAGCCGTGAGGCCGTAGTTCTTGTGCTGCGTCCTGAAAATCATTCCATCCTCCATCAAAACGGGACATCCTCGTTAGGGGCAGATGCGGCGTTCCGCGGGAGATCTCTCCCCTTCGCCGCGGCGTACTGGGCTGCCGTAGTGGACGCAGCAGGCACCGTTCCCTGAGGCTTTGCCCCCAGCTGCAGGGACTCGCAGATAACCTCTGTCGCGTAACGCTCCACTCCCTGCTTATCGGTGTACTTCCGCGTATGCAGCCGCCCCTCGATATAGACCTCAGAGCCTTTCACGAGATACTGCTGAGCGACTCCCGCCGTTTTCCCAAAAACCACGACGTTATGCCACTCGGTCTCTTCTTTCTTTCCACCATCCCGACCCTTGTATCGGCGGGTAGTGGCAAGCGCGAGGCGGCAGATTGTCAGCCCCTGCGCGTCGCTCGTCTTGGGGTCTCTCCCCAGGCGCCCCAGAAGGGTCACACGATTTACTGATGCCATGCTGTACTCCTATCCTTACCTTTGATACCGTTTCCCGGGGCGAGAAGGCACCTTCCTGCCTTCTATTCTCCCTCGCCGCCCTTCTGTACTGAAAATCTCATTTCGAAGCTCCTGGCGCGTTTAAATTAGGGTGAGAGAAAGAGGAAGCCTTTCCCTTCATCGCCGCCTCCCGTACGGCTCTCGCCCGGCAGGCTCTCTCCCGGCACTTCTCCTGCTGTTCGTGGCGCTTGGCTCTTTCCTTCTCCAGCTCCTCGACCGCTCCCGAGAGAGTCTCCGCGATAAATCTGTTTGAAATCATTTCTTCATGCCCTCAAAGCCACTCGTCGCCGCCCGCCACATCCAGAGCGTCCGCCTGATGAGATCTGGTGAGATCTGCCCCGCTCAGATTCTTCGGCATCAGCTCCATCAGCTGGCGCTCAGGAGAAAGACAGAACTGCCCGCTCGACTTTTCGTACCAAAGCTTCTGCTTCGCTACCGCACCGGTCTTCCGCTGCTTATCGAGGAGCAGTACCGTGTCAGGCGCCTGGTCCCACCCGGCGTTTTTTGTCTTCAGCTCGACCGCTTTCTTTTCCTTCGGGAAATTCCGGAAAACAATCACCACGTTATCGGCAAGATTGCTGATGTCGGCAGACCCTGAGATGGAGTAGCGGTCAGGAAGCTTTTCTTCGTCATGATCAGCGTTCGCTTTTCTGAGATGCGCTACAAGGTGGACATGGACACCAGTCTCAACCGCGATCCGCTTCAGCTGCTCGGTAATGTGGCGTTGAGTCTGAAAGAGCTGATCGCTCGAGTGCCCGCCCGTCAGCATCATGAGGTTATCAACGAAGACATGCCGGCAGTGTTTGACCGCTGCGGCATAAGCCACTGCGTCAAGGGCATACCCGGGATCGATCGCCCCGCGGTTGCGATATACCCAAAGAAGCCGCTCACACCAGTCGAAGAACTTCTCCACCTTTCCGGACTCCCCGATGGAGAGACCGCGGCCGTAAGCCATACGAACCATCTGCATCACGGTGTCCTTCGGCGCCATCTCGAAGGAGAGAAGGCACACGGCGCGCTTCTTCATCATCATTGAAAGCGCGACCTGGGACATCAAAGCGCTCTTGCCGGCGCCGTTATTTCCCGCCCACACAGTGAGTTCACCGGGTCTCATCTGAAACCTCGGGATCACAGGACAACTAACCCCGCTGTTCCTAAGAGGATGATCCACCTCTTCCATAAGTTCAGCCTGCATCGTTGCGGCAAGGACGATATCTGGTGATGGGTCCTTCCCTGACCAAAAGCCTTTCACGTCTTCTGGCTTCAGAAGGAAATTACCTGCGTTCATAAACTGCCCCTCCATAATTTCTGATGTATCTCTCTGCCTTGGTATCTCCATGAGCCGCAAAGACGACAATAAGAGGAAGTCCTGAAAAGATTCCTTCTCTGGCTTCCAGCATTCTCTTCATCCCCTCTTCACCGTCGTACATAACGTGTACCATGCGTCCTTTAATGAACCTCTGCCAATCAATGACAGAAAGACGGTCTTGAAGAAGGATGTCTACGACACCTTTTATTCCTAAGGACTCGCTTTTCTCTACGGTTTGGAAATCTGGAGTCTCTGAGTGAAAGAAGACAACGACAGAATCCATTGGTTCAGCATCCATTGCCTGACTGATCAGCATTTCAGATTTCCTCAAACAGACGTTCTTCAGCAGTCAGATGCCTCACTTCCCTTCTTTGTGCTTCTTTCTCTCTCCTTACCCATGTCTGCCAGCTTTGCGTCCAGCCCTTATCTGACCTTCTGGTGGAGGAGCCTCTGCCGTTCTCCCAGTAGAACCTGAAGTCAGTAAAGACTTTCTTAGGATCCAAATCAGGACGTACGGCTTCGATGTATTCCTTCCAAGCATCCGGGATCTCGGAGAGCGAGAAGAGGTGTGTCTGTGCCTCCCGCTTCGCCGCAGGCGAGGGGGGAGGTAGGGGATTCTCTCCTTCCTTGTTAAGTTCCTTGTTAACTTCCATGTTCGGGGTAGCCGTTACTCCCCTCCCCCGGTAGCCGTTACTACCCTCTCCCGGTAGTAATTGCTCCCCGGTAGTGGTTGGTACCCGGTAGTCGTTACTACCCTCTACAAGTAGGTAGTCGGTTCGCTCCCCTGGGGTACGAGAAACCTTGATAAGTCCAGCGGCGGTAAGGCGCTTTAAGGCATCGCGAATGAAATCCCTACTCATGCCTGTCTCGGACATAAGTAGCGGGATAGATGGGCAGCACTTCCCTGTCTGCTCATTTTTGTGCCACGCAAGAGTAACGAGGACAAACTTATCCCCTGGGCGCCCCTTGGTTGGCGTCATATGCATTACCCACTCAACGGACTTAAAGGACACCACCCTCTCCTAGTTTTTCGGGAATTCGGCAAGGGTCTTCGCAAAACGGAGGCGAAGATATTCATAGCGATAAAGCGGCATTCCACCTGTTTTCCACTCAGAAACAGAGGGGGCTTTGACCTTGCAAAGCTTGGCAACTCGAGAAGTCCCTCCTAAGGCCCGAATGACCTTAGAAGAAATTTCTGGAGAGATTTTCTCCGTCATAAATCCTCTTTTTGGCACAATAAATTATTTCTTTATTTATTTTAGGCAAACCAAATTACGCAGTCAAGCCCTTCTGCTAATCTTTGTTAGGCACACCTCAAGGAGGAGTTATGACAACCCTTGCTGAACGAGTTCGCTATGCATTAGAAGACAGAGGGATCACCCAGACCCAGCTGGCACGAATGACGGGGTTCTCCCCTGCTTCTGTAAACAACTGGCTATCAGGAGAGACAAAATCATTAAAGGCAGAAACCGCTAATAAAATTGCGCAGGCATTACGAGTAAATGCTGTATGGCTAATAACGGGGGTTGGAGAGATTCACCCCCATCAGCATGATGCGATAGATCAGGACGGCACTGTCGTGTTAAAGCGCTTTGATGTGGCGGCATCCTGTGGTTATGGGGCTTTCCCCTCAGAATCGGAATCGCAAGTTGAAGAATTGGTCGTTTCCGAAGGGTGGTTCCGGGAAAATATAAGCTCAGCTATAAGACCCGGCTATCAATTAATTACCGCAAGAGGCGACAGTATGGAGCCAACTTTCGCCGATGGAGACATCCTTGTTATTGACACATTAGAGAAGAACATGGACCGTCGGGATGGCTGTTGGTGCTTCTTTTACGAGGGGCAGCTATACGCGAAGCGAATCCAAATTATGCCGTCCGGGCTTATGGCAATCTCTGATAATCATCTATACCAACCATTCTCAATCCCGTCTAACTCTCCCAATCCCCCAATCGTTTTCGGCAGAATTGTGAAGTCCCTAAACAAACGAGACTTCAAGTAAAAAATCCCCCCCCCTCATCGCAAGGTTTATTGCCTTGCGTTTTTTTTATGCTCACCTAATTTGGTAAAGTAAATAATGTTGACTTTTTAATTTGGCATGCCTAAAATAAAAACCAACAAAACATAAGGAGCCCTCATGTACACCTACCGAATCAGCATCACCTCCGATATCGCGGATATCAATGGCAAGCCCGCCGCCGAGTGCGAGCTGATCGATTAACAGGAGACAGACATGGGAAAAGACATGAACAAAGAAAAGCTGGAAATGCTGATCCGCGACACGAAGTTCGCAGTCGAACAAGTTGGCTACGCGGCACGGTGGTACGCCGACGGAGGTTTCCAGGCTAAAGACTCAGCCACCTACGTGAGAAAGATTTTAGAGGCCGCAAAGCTCGCGGCGCTCCGGGTTGAGGTTCTTGCCAACGAATTTAAGAAGGAGTGCGAGGAATGACAGCCGTCAAGCTTGATAAAAACGCCGCCCGGGATATTTGGGCAGCCGAGCTGAGAAACGGAGCCGAAGCTGCTTACAGGTTCGGCCCCGTAACAGGGAATCTAGTCGCGGTTCTTAAGGAATTACATGAGTCCGTGGATGGCGGCGCTGACGACCCGCTCGGCTTCTTCCTCAGTGAGCCCGGTGATAAGCATCTGCCTGAGGCAAAGGAGGTACATAGCGTCGGCTCTGGCCAGATACCCAAGCATAGACGGGAGTTTGTTACGTATTGCCTCATTTACCTTCTGTTCAAAGATATCGGCCTGCCCCGGGGGGACCTCTTTGAGGTCACCTTTAACACTATTTTGGAATCTCTCCTGGTTGAACGCCTGAAGGAATGGAAATCCGATAGCACCGCTCTCAATCCCCGCGATGATGATGTCGGCGGCCTCGTCGGTGGCAAAGGCGTTTGATGGCTTATCCATGAGTTTCCTCCTGTGAGTTGATTTGAATGCGCGGTTACTGGTGGGTACCGCATTCCGATCTTCTCACGGGGGGACCTGAAAAGAAAGAGGAAGCAAATGAAAGACAACGTCATCTTGGGTACAGCCCTGTTCCTCGCACTCATCGGCGCGGCAACGGTGCTCGGCTGGGTGTACTGGGCAATCTGTGCAATTGCGGGGGCGTGAGATGGAAGACAAAAAGTTAACTGCCGAGACGGCCAGGCAGATCTGGTCGGAATGGCTGAAGGCCAGGGCAGGCAAATTTACTCCTGGAGAACTCATGGATGAGTGCTCAGATTTGCTTGGCCGTTTACAGCAGAGGTTACCGGAAGAATATTCCAGGCAACCTCTTGGAAGTTTTTTAATTCCCGAGATCCATAGTGAGGGCGTCAATCAGGCTTCGGATATAAATGGCGTCCGCTCTGCCATAGAAGCTCATGGCCTCCGGGATCTTCTGAGACAGAGATCCCTCAGCAATGCTCATTTTGTTTCTGGCGTAAACGGCTTTGATGATCTTTTCTGCCTCTTCCTCATTGAACTTCTGGAGAAACGGAAAGTTGATCGAGCCGCTTCTAATGCCCTCAAGAAGGAGCTGGAAAGCCTCTTCTTTTGAAAACTTGGTCATTTCAATTCTCCTAAGGGATGGTTGAGTGATGAGCGTTTACCAGGTTCGCTCGAACTCAATCATCCCACCTGGGAGAAAAGGAACTCAAATGAACTATGTAACACTGATTTTTAGGAAAGGAGCGTGAGATGGAAGGCACAGCAAAAGTATACGGGGCGGTGCTGGAAGTCGCCCGCGAACTTGGCAGAGCCGGCATCGGGAAGCGATCCTCTGAAGGGCTGCGGTTCTCATACCGCTCGATTGAAGATGTGCTGGCGGCTTTAAACCCGCTTCTGTATCAGCACCATCTGATCATCTACCCAGAGCGAATTGACCAGGAGCCGGAGCAGTCCGTCAGCACTCGGGGCGGCGGTGTGCAGCGCCTTGTCCGGACGACGATTACATACCGTTTCGTAAGCACTGAAGACGGGAGCTCCTTTACCGCGCAGGCGCTCGGAGAAGGGCTTGACAGCAGCGATAAGGCAAGCGGCAAGGCGATGAGCTACGCGTTTAAGAGCGCGATGTTCCAGACCTTCTGCATCCCGGTTATCGGCATGCCAGACCCTGACGCCGAACAGGGAACCGAGATAGCCGCGGCGCCGGTCTCGCAGGATTTGCTGGACCGTGCCCGTGACGCCGCTATGAGCGGTCTCGAAGCATACAGAGCTTTCTTCAAGAGTGTCTCTCAAACTGAGAGAAAGAGCCTCGTCTCGTCAGGCGAGCACGAAAAATTAAAGGCATTTGCTGAAGGAGGAGAAGGAAATGCAGGCTGAATCACTTAGCCACGGAGACGCAAACCCACTCCAGCGAACTGCGAAGTGGTTCTCAGACCGTTGCGGCTGTCTCACGGCATCCCGCGCGGCTGACGCGCTGGCGATATCGGCGAAGACCGGGAAACCGCTCAAATCCAGGCAGGATCTGATTGATACACTGATCGCGGAACGGGCAACCGGAGTTGCGCAGAGTTCCGGGACGACCTGGGCGATGCAGTGGGGGATTGATCATGAAGCTGAGGCACGCGAGGCGTATGAAGCGGCTACAGGCGAGATGGTGGATCTGGTGGGCTTCATCCCGCACCCGGATATTCCTTGGTTTGGAGCGTCCCCGGATGGCTTGGTCGGCTCGGATGGGCTTGTAGAAATCAAGTGCCCGCAGACTGTAACCCACCTTCGCCGCATAGCGGCTGGGGTCCCAGCGCCAGAGTATCTCCTGCAGATGGACGTGCAGTTAATCTGTACCGGCAGGAAATGGTGCGACTATGTTGACTATGACCCGCGGCTTGAGGCAAAGAATCCGGAGCTCACGCTTTTTATCCGGAGATATGAACCCGCCCCCGAACATCTTGCGGGGACGCTTGAGGCTTGTCGGGTATTCCTCGCGGAGGTCGACAGCCAATATAGGAAGCTCATGAATCTTGGAGAGAGGAGAGAACAAAATGTGTGAAGCGAAATTCTCAATTGAAATCGGAAATGGCAACCCTAAACTGCTGATCCGTGTTGGGGCTTTCAACACACTGCAGGGTGATTACGTGCTGAAAGATAAAGAGACGTGCGAGCGGCTGAAGGCTCTGATTGATCAGGCGGAGGACTTCTTCCCCTCTGAGGGCAAAGGCCTTAAGGAGAGCGGAAATGCCCGCCAGTAAGAAGCCTCGAAAGAAGCACCACCATAAAGTCACCTGGGCGAGCGCTGAGAAACATTGCAGTTTCCTGATCCGCGGTGAGGACTGGACGCCTGACATGCTGAATGATTTCGCGCAGGACTTCCTCTTCCCCCTGGACGCGATCTACTGGAGCAAAGGGGAGGATCCTTACATGAAAAGGCTTTTCGGGAGAACCAAGGATCAGCTCGTCATGGCGTGGGTGCTTGGGAATCTTCTCATCGAGCGGGATGAATACCGGGAGGTGATCGCTGAGGCGAATAAGTGCCTGCAGGCGGCGTTTAACTGCTGGCTGGATCACAAGAGGATCCTTTACCCGCAGCTGAAGCGATGCAAACACCTGATGCTTCAGCTTTTTGAGGCTATCACCTCGGTCTATCAACCACATGAAGTCAACACCTGCCACAGCCAGGAGTCTCGGAACCTCTGGGTTTTCGATAAGGCTGAAGCCGAACTGGACGGGATGCTGGGGCTTAAGGGGAAGGAGATCCACTATGCCTGAAGAAAAAATCAATCACCCGGCGCACTACAACCAGCTGCCGCACGAAGTCATCGAGATCGTTGCTGATCGGGATTTCTGTTCTGGGAACGTTGTGAAGTACCTGATGCGCGCCCCATATAAGGGGAATGCAGTTGATGACCTGAAAAAGGCGCGCTGGTATCTGATATGGCTCCTGGAGCATAACTACCCGATAGGCTCGCGCGATCTTTACCATAAGGAATACAGAATGACTTGTGAAAACGCTAATGCGATCAGCGGTCCTGGAGCCAAAGAAATCTCAAAAGCAATCAAGCTTTTTGTGTCCGGATATGGGGAGGAAGCTTTGGCCGCTATAGATAAAGCAATAGATGAACAGGAGAGCGAGAAATGAGGAAGCGTGGCAGAACAATCCCCCCGCTGGGGTTACTGATGGTGGATGTGAAAGAAGCCGCGGCCATGCTCTCGATTGGGGAAAGCACCGTGTGGAAAAAGGTGAAGGAAGATCCCTCGTTCCCTCAGCCCGTGCGCCTCAGCCCAAAGTGCACGAGGTTCAAGGTAGACGATATCAGGAAGTGGGTGAAATCCGTCGGTACGGGAGTCTCAGCGTGAGTTTCCCTTGATGCCGAAAGATTAAAGAGTGGCGTGCAGATGGAGGATAAGAAGAAGCAGACTTCCCAACCCAATAAAAAATATCCAACTGCCCCAGAAACAAATCGCCCAGAGGTGTTTAACCATAGTAACGGCAGTTAGGGCTCTTTCTTCAGTCGGCTTAAATTCAGATGCCCGGACATAATCCGCAAGAGCCCCATTAATCTTCGTCTGTAGCCAATCCTCTTCGCGTATTTTTTGCATTGCGATCCCTCCAGGAGTCTGTGCTGACCATTTTAACAAAGTGGATTCGTTGGAATGGAATATGGTATATTCTCCCTGTCCGGGATTCCGGACGCGGGTGTAGCAACCCGGTTCAGATAGGCGCATAAGAGAAGCCGCCAAAATCTTAGCGGCTTCTCTTATGCGCGCAGGTCTCCTTTTTATGAGTGAGGCTGGTGGGCACTCTTCGGAGTGGCCGGGACCTATCGCCGGTTTGCTACCCCGCCAGACCTCGCTCGCCACTGTAGCAAGTGGTGCGAGGATCAAGCTCTTGATAGGAGACATACATGTCTAATCCCCTTACCACCTTCATTTTTGAAGGCGCCTCTATTCGCGTATTTGGCGATTCCGTTTCTCCCCTGTTTGTTGCTGCTGATATCTGCAATGCGCTGAACTTAACCAATCCATCAATGGCCATTGCTTCTTTGGCACCGTTTGAGAGGGCTAAGTTAAACTTAGGGGCGGGTAAACCCGATGTTAACGTAGTCAATGAAAGCGGGCTTTACACATTGATTCTTAGAAGCCGCGACGCAGTCAAAGAGGGCACTCCTGCCTATCGATTTCGAGTTAAGGTGACAAACGAGATCTTGCCCGCTATCCGCAAGACCGGGAGCTACTCAGCAGCCACCCTCACCCCCGCGGAGCAGCTTCAGATCCGCAAGGCAATCTCGGCGCGCGCAAAGAAGAGCGCTGTCGCTTACCAGACGATCTATCACGCGCTCTATGCCCACTTTCAGGTCGCAAAGTATGACCAGATCCGAAGCGAGGACCTTCAGACCGCGCTCGACTTCATCGCGACCTGCGAGGTAAAGCTCCCCGCGCTCGAAGATAAAAACAGCATCACGCTCTCAAGAGACGAGATGGAACGTATCAGAACCCTCGTCTACTACAAAAAATATCTCTTCCGCAGGGAGCTTGACCTTGTCTATCAGCTCCTCGTTGCAGTCCAGTCTCCAGAGGCGCCGCGCTTCTACGAAATGATGAACGAGGCAAACATGAATGAGGTCGAAAAGATCCTCGCCCACCACGACATGGCCGTAAAGGATTTGCCGTGCTATAGGTACCTGATGAGCCACTAAGTTATCAGACCTCTGAGCAGCACGGGGCGGCGCTTAAGCCACCCCGATTTTTTCTGCCCATTCTTTATAATCCCCACATTACTATTTGCTCTTCATATGCTCCTCCGGTCTGCAAAGCGATTTCAGGGAAACAAAAAAAACATGGAAGAAAAGGCAGCTGAACCCGCTATTCGTTTTGCTGAATTTGCTGGCGCTTGGGAACAGCGGAAGTTAGGAGAATTGTACGAAAAAGCAGGTTCTGGCGGCACTCCAAATGCATCGAATGCCTCCTTTTATTCGGGGACAATCCCGTTTCTTGGGATTTCAGATATAAAAGGTAGATACATTACAAAAACAGCTAAGCACATCTCTGAAAAAGGTTTAAAAAGCAGTGCCGCCTGGATGGTTCCATCCGGTGCTATTTCGTTGGCAATGTATGCAAGCGTCGGGAAAGTGGGCATCACAACCGTTGAACTTGCAACAAGCCAAGCCTTTTATAACATGGTGTTCGCATCATCTTCGTTACGAAATTTCATTTTTTCTCGTTTGGAAAAATCCTCGGATAATGACGAATGGCTACCTTTAGTTTCTACAGGTACCCAAAGCAATCTAAATGCCGACAAGATAAAGAATTGGTGTATTTCAGTACCAAACCCTGACGAGCAAAAACTCGTAGGTGATTTTTTTAAGACGCTTGATAGTCTTCTTACCCTTCATCAGCGTAAGTATGAGAAGCTCCTGAACATCAAGAAATCGATGCTCGAAAAAATGTTTCCGAAAGAAGGTGAGGTTGTCCCCGAAATTCGATTCAAAGGATTTACTGGTGCTTGGGAAGAGCGAAAATTAGGCGATATCGCAGATATCACGGGTGGGGGGACCCCCAGTACAAGCAATAATGATTACTGGGATGGCATTATTAATTGGTACTCACCGGCAGAGATTTCAAATCAGATTTTTCTAAATTCAAGCCAAAGGAAAATAACGGAACTTGGCTATAGCAGCTGTTCGGCCAAAATGCTGCCAAGGGGAACCGTGCTCTTTACTTCACGAGCTGGAATTGGCAAAACGGCCATTCTATCGGCAGAAGGTTGCACTAACCAAGGGTTCCAATCGATTGTGCCTCATGCCAATGAACTTGATTCTTACTTTATTTTTTCCAGAACTCATGAACTGAAAAAATATGGCGAAGTCGTTGGAGCCGGATCTACTTTTGTAGAAGTTTCTGGGAAACAAATGGCGGCTATGACGCTAATGATGCCGCCAAAGTTCAATGAGCAAAAAATTATCGGCGATTTTTTCAAGTGCCTGGATTCAATTCTTACCATCCATCAGCGAAAGCTGGAAATGCTTAAAAACATAAAGCGGGCTTTCCTGGATAAGATGTTTGTTTAGACTGGCTATCCTTTTAGATAAGTGTTCTAATCCATAGGGAAGATAGCATCCGCCCAATCCCGAAAAAAATGGCTGCATTCCGTGCATAGTGCCTGCCGGCCCCTGAGATCCCGGAGGGGCTCTGTGCAGAGCGTAGGCCGCTAATCTGAAAAAATCTTCTTGGATTTGCCACAGAGACCGTAATTGTTCTCCAGGGATGAAGTTCCCGTAACCTTCTCCTTCGACGTGGATAACCAGTACCCCAAGCTCTGGAGATAGCTTAAGCTGTTTTTGACCTGGTTTAATGCCGACTTCCGCAAATTCCAAAAGCTCATCAAAATTGTTGATTTCGATCGTGTCAGAACTTAAAGAATTTCCAGAATTTTCCATGATGAGGCCTTTTCTGAAGCTGAAAGCACTGCCAGTTTATCCGACATGAACCAATGACATGCAGAATTTCCCCCAGGCATCGTAGACCTCACGCATATCACCCAGAGCCTGCTCCCGATCGTACGCGCACTGGTAGGACTCGTTGCGGTGATCCAAGCAGCTTTCTCTCAGATCGCGCGAGAACGGCTTGTGGGAGTATCCCTTGGCATCCTTGGCCCAGGTATTGAAAGTTGCCCGCGCGAGCCCGTGGAGGGTCACTATACGGGGTTTGCCGGTCTTCGCATGGAACTGATCGGGGTCTACCCAGCCAATCCCGTCAATTCTTTTCTGTTTGTCGTGCATGCGCTTAATCAGCGCCCGGACAGAATCACGGGAAAAAGGAGAATTTCTCCCCTTGTTCACATTGGGGAAAATATAGGAATCTGGAGATCCCCCTACCCGTGGGGCTGATTCCAGCAGCTGAACGGCTTCTAGGCAAAGCGGTGTTTTGCGGTCAAAGGGAATCTTTTCGCTCTTCACCTTCATGCGGGCACGAGGAATAACGTGCAGCCACCTTCCATCATCATCCTGCTGGATTTCCCCCCATGTTGCTTCACGAGCTGTTGTGTTGCGCGCTGAAGTAAGGATCGCGAATGCAAGGCAGCGGGCCGTCTGGCTAACCGGGACAAGCTGCATAAGTGCCTTAAAGAAAGCCGGCATACGTTTCGGCGGCAGTGCCGGCTCGTGCCCGCCTTCCGGTCGATTTAGTGGCAGCAAATCCCCTAAACGCCCGTCCACCACCTGGCACGGGTTAACCATCGGCGGGATCATCTCCGAGCGTATTGCCCAATCAATCGCTCTTTTAGCGTCGCTAAGGATCCTTTCGGGCGTGTCAATCATGGTCCCCCACTTTTCCCCCAGGGCATCACAGAACATCTGAGGTTTCAGGTCTACAACCGGGCAGTCTCTGATTTCTTTAGGGATGTGATTCCTGAAAAAGCCATCCCAAACCAGATCGCGGGATTTTTCAGCGTTTTTCCACCTCCCCCTCTTTGTGTTGAACTCAATCCACTTCCAGATAAGTTTTTCAAAGGTTAGTGCGTCCTCCTCTTTTTGAGGTGCCGGGGAGGGGCGTAGCGCGTCTCTGGCCGCTTTCTCCTGCTCAGATGGGTCAATCCCTTCCGCTATCAGTTTCCTCCATCTGAGCCCCTTCTCGAAGGCCTCAGCGAGTGACATTTCGGGATACTTCCCGAGAGTAAAGACCCGCTTCAAACCACGATCCCGAAGCAGGAAATAACGGGCATATGTCCCGTCCTTGAGCTTCCTGACTCCAACATAAAGCCCGGGGACAATCCCGCATGAAGCGTCAGCCGTCAGGGCTTTCAAACGCTTGTCAGTCATCCTGTTTGCCACGCGCATAACGCTCAATCTCCGTAATCAAATGTTTTTAAATAAAAAATACAGTTATTGCCACAAAAAATTCCGTTATGTTTGGGGAGAAATTGAAGTTTCCCCGCTCATTTGTGGTAATGATTGTGGCATAGATTCTTAGATAATGACACGCCTTACGGAGAGGATTAGAGACAAAGACAACACGCGTATTGTGTCTTAAGCTCTTGTTTTTATTGAGTTGTCGTAGACGAATACAAAGAAAAAGGAGGCAACTTTCGTTGTCTCCTTTCCTGGAATTGGTCGGGGTGGTGGGACTCGGATACCCCTATTTTTAAAGGGGCTAAGCGGATATCATTACCTGTTTGTGGCTTAGTTTGTGGTAATAAATCTTTATGGCTCTTGTTGATTAAGGGTAAGCCCTTGAATTGAGGGGGGAGGTAAATGATTTATCTTATATCCATACATTTCTTTACTCTTAGGAGAGATACATGAGTACTCAGAAGAAATATATGGGATCTTCTCATTTCAAGAATACCGCCATAGCTATCGCTGTTGCCTCGTCCTTCGCCATGGCTCAGACTTGGGCTGCTGATACCGCCGTCGGCAGCGGTAACGGCGTCGCTTATGGTACCGGCTCTCAAGCCGCAGAAGCAAATAATGTCGCCATTGGTAACCACGCAACTATTTCGTATTCGAATGGCGCTACTCGCCCTGCCACTGGAGATATTGCAGTTGGGCATAACGCTCGAACCAATAACTACGTCAACCAGGGCGGCGGCATTGCTATTGGTGAAAACGCCTTCTCTGAAAACATGGCGGGGACGCAGGAAAAGAGTTTTAATTTCGGTCAGACTACTTTCACTGGATCCGGTTTTTTGGGTTTACAAAGCCCTTTCATCCCTGCTGATCCCACTAAGGTCACGACAGGGATCGCTATCGGCCAAAACGCGTATGCGCGCTCTGGCGGTACTATGATAGGTACCCACAACTATAAAGGAGTTATTGGAGATACCTCTGTGGATACTAGTTCAGAAGCATCCATGCGAGCTCACGAAGTTAGTGTCTATGCCACAACTGTAGGTGCGAATAGCTTCAATAATTCCGCATTTGGTGTTGTGAACGGAGCCTTCTCGGCTATCACCGGCGCTTATGATGGAGGTAGTTTCAGATCCAATGCATCTCAAAACTTTGGCGCCACTATTACAGGTTCCTTGAACACTATCGAATCAAAAACCGCTTCAAGCAACTATTCAGGAGTAGGTAACACCATCACAGGTGTAGCCAATAGAACTTTCAATTCCAATGGCTCTATTATCTTGGGTGCGGGTAATGAAATCACCAATTCTGTGAAAACTGTTTCGGCCCCAACAAGTGGCGGCAATACCCCTAATGCCTTAGCAACGACTATCCGTGATGTAATCAAAAATTCTGATGGTGGCGGTGCTACTCTCGCAATTGGTGGTGCCAACAAAGCTGACTATACCCTACGTTCTCAGATGATTGGTGTGAACAACTCCATTACGGGGACAGCAGGCAATGTGAGCACCAACAACATGGTCAACGGATACGCTAATAAAGCAAGTAACGTTAATAATGTGTCTGTTATTGGCTCTGAGAACTCGATAACCAATACGAATACGGCTGTTGTTGTTGGTGATAAGCGCACGCTGACAGGCGCTGACAACAGTGTAATTATTGGCTCATCTTCGAATGGTACAACTACAAGCGTAAAGAATGCTGTGGCTATTGGCACTGAAAGCAATGCCACCGTTGAGGGTGGGGTTGCGCTGGGAGCTGGATCCGTCGCTTCGACAGATAAGGGTAAAGTAGGGTACGACCCGGGGACCAAGGCAGCCTCGACCAACACAGATAGCACATGGGTATCAACCCGAGCGGCTGTTTCCATTGGCGATACGGCCAATGGTATTACTCGGCAGATCACAGGTCTCGCAGCAGGTACCGCCGATACCGATGCCGTCAATGTAGCCCAACTGAAGGTGGTCAAGGGGGACGCTTCTCAGGCAGTTACAGAATCTAAGAAGCATAGCTCTGTTGTGGCGGGGAACAATATCAAAGTTACTTCTCAGGCCAACGCCGAGGGAGGAACTGAATACTCTGTGTCGACAGCCGATAATGTGTCGTTCAGTTCAGTCACAGTTGGTGCGGCTTCAATAAGCCAGGCAGGAATTCAGGCTGGCAGTCAAAAAATTACGAATGTTGCCCCCGGAACGATTTCCGCGACGTCTACTGATGCTGTGAATGGCAGCCAGTTGTATCAGACAAATCAGGCGGTTCAGCAGAATTCTGATGACATTTCCAAACTGTATAACCGCAGCGCGGAACTTAACCGCAAGATCCATCGTGCCGGCGCGCATGCGGCCGCTCTTGCCGCACTGCATCCGCTGGACTTCGATGAAAATCATCGGGTGTCCGCCTCTCTCGGCCTTGGCCAATACCACAGCAGCGGGGCGGCCGCTCTTGGTATCTTCGTCCGCCCGACGGAGAACTTTATGGTCAGCCTGGGAGGATCAATCGCCTCTGGCAGTGATGTGATGGGGAATCTCGGCGTGCATTATCGCTTTGGCGGCGACAGCGTGCGGGTGAACAAAACGGAACTTACTCAGCAGGTAAGCACTCTCACCGCTGAAAACCGGGATCTGTCAGCAAAATTGGCTTCTTCCAACTCAAAGCTGGAAGCCGCTACGTCAAAGATTGACTCTCTGATGGAAAGAATCCACGCTATCGAAGCCAAACTTAATATGAAGTAAGCAAAGCTCAAGGAGAGGGGGCTTGCCCCTTCTCCCTTCGTCAATATATAATGTATATGGTCTCGTGAGGGCCACTGTGGTTCGCATGTGGGCACCAGCTCTCCCCTTGTAAGACTGGCACGGCCTAATAAGAGGCCAAGATGCAAGAGAACTGTGCGCGCCCCTTGAGGAAACTCGGGGGCGCCTTTTTATAAAATCAAAAGGAAGGCGCCCAGTTGACTACAATTTTCCCAGTATTGATAGGGTTGTGAAGGTCCCCCGCCACGCATGTAGCTCTCATTGTTTCCTTATCCGCGGCTACTCTTGTAAGAAGCTCTGCACCTTCTCCAACCAGTTCCGCGCCTTCTCCGAGTAGGCTTTCGCATCGGGCGAGGCGCTCTTGAGTACGGTCTCCGGTATCTTGGGCGATTTGCAGATCACTCTTGGCTCTGGTGTCTGCGGCGTCGCGCACCCGGACAGCAGTAACCCGCACAGCGCGAGCGTCAGATAAAGCCTTGTCTCGCGCGGCAAGCGCATCAGCCAATTGTCTTGATTGTTTCTCATAGCGTTCCTGCGCCTCCTTTTCTACCGCCCTGGTCTGCTTCTGCCAATCAGATTTAAGCTCGCTGATCTGAGCTTCATACTTCTCCGCCGTCGAGGATCTTCCTCTGGAGTATCCCCAGAACGCAGACACTATCAAAGCGCCAATGATGACACCGGCAATGGCCAAATTCTTTTTTATCATTCCTGACCCTTCATACAGATCCGATACTCTTTTTCCCGCCGATTCACCAGCCCCGGGTGCTTCTTATTTTTGAAGTAGCACCAGCGCCTGATTTCGGTGCAGGCTCCTTTGTAGTCCTTGCGATTCAGCTTCTTCACGAGTGCCGAGCTACAGAATTTCTTTTGGCCGATGTTGTAGGTTAGACGGAGATAAGCGTCGAGCTCCCCTTCCGAGAGCGGCACTTTGACACAGCGGCTGATCCCTGTCTTCGCCATCTCGGTATCCCGGTACAGTCTCTGGAGCGCCTGCGTCGGCTCAATAGTGTCCCCTTTCTTCACACCGGCTGTTGTCCCCCACCCGATAGTGGGGACGTCTCCTTTCACGGGGACATAGGCGGTTGAGCTATAGCCCTCGTACCCGGCGATCCCTACCAGCGTGGCGGCTGATACGGTCATTGCGGTGATCTGGTAGCGGTTCATATAAATCTCCATCTTTCCCCATACGAGCGCCCCGTCCTTCGGTTTCTCGTTATAATGCCCTCTGTAGGGTTTCTCTCCTTACGTAGGTGGTCTAGTAAGTGGTCTATAGAGTCAGTAGTTTTTCCCCGGAAGAGCGCATGCTTTCCCGGGGATTTTTTACAGAGATCGGATAAAACCGATGACGCCCAACGCGCCCCCGATAATGGCGCAAGCGACCAGCACGAGTTCTTTCCAGAAGTGAAAACGCTCCTTTTTGTATTCGCTGATAGCCGCTTGCTGAGCCTGTTTCAACTTCTGTTCATCCATAAAAGCCTCTAGCTTATCTATTCTTTCTTTGGTATCATCTCCCACGTACAGACCTCATATGTACACATTGCTCAGTCCCCGAAAGAGCTGCAACTCTTCCGGGGATTTCTTTTAGCTGAGAAAGAGCTCCTTCTCTGCCTCTCGTCTCCTTACCAACCCCGGAAGCTCCCTCCCTCCCGCTCGCGCCCAACGCTTGAATTCATACCCCGCATTAATTACCTTGCCGGCATTAAAAAGTTTGAGGAGAGTAGATCTGCGGAGTGCCCCAGCGCCACAGTTGTATGCAAAATCCAATAAAGCGATGAACTGCCCTTGCGTTACAGCGACCCTGACAGATCGGGACAGCACATCACGAAGACGGTAAAGCTCAGACTCCAGAAGCTCGTCTGCCTCCTCTTGAGTAATCTTTATGTTCCTGATGACAGGGTTCCCAGATGCCAGGCGTGTAGAGCCATAACCCACAGTCCATACCCCCGCAGGATCCCGGTAGGAAGCCAGCCGACACCCCTCGTTCGACTTAATGAAGGGGACCGCAATTGCCGGGTCCCACGCCGAAAATTCTTTCTTTTCAGCCATGATCTCTCCTTATTTTGTCAGCCAAAGGACAAGAACTGCTGTCACGACTGGGGCAATAAACGCCTTGACAATCTCGAGCAAGAACTCTCTTCTTTCCTTTTGTTTCTCTTCAAATTCGGCCCGCACACGCCTTTCAATTTCCTGCTCTTTCTGCATATCCATAAGCACACCAACCTCTTGCTTTAGTTTTTGAATTTCAGCTATACTGGCGCTGTGCATAAGTTCATCTGTGTTAAGTGGAATAAAAAAGCCCTCGGGAGTTCGCTTCTCCCGAGGGTTTTCGTTTGATGGGGAGGATCCCCTATCCTTCTATTTGTCTCTGTGCTGCCGGTGAATCTCTCCCCCGCTCACCACATCTGACGCCATCGCCTCTGACCGCTCTTCCATCGCCTTCAGCATCTTGCGGATCGGCGCCGGGATGATTGACCCATACCCCATGCGCTCAATATTCTCTAAAATGCTGCCAAAGTCGTTCAGGCAGAAAGCAAAGACCGCCGCATCCCTGACACTGACGAAAGGTATGACCGAAGTGATATCCAGCCCATGGCAAAGTGCCACGAGGCTCAGCATGACGATCTTTTTGGTGATGCCAAGGAACCCCGTACGGGAATTCCACTGCCCGGTCTTCATCGCGGCATAAGTACCGCTCAAATAATCGACGACGATAAAAACAAACAGCCATTCAATCGCGTCATCGACCGGGCCAAAAAGAAAGGAGCACAAGGCTCCCAGAATCCCGCCAACCGCAAGCAAAACACGGGACGCAAAGTCGGGGATTAAGTCTGACATTTTCACCTCGACTTCAAGCAATTTTCATAATGAAACTCAACGCGTAGTAAGGAGGCATATTGTTGTGCGCCCCGCCCGCCCCAGCGGAATCCGTAAACCGTTGCCCGGGATTTGGATTGCCCACCACAATACGGTCAACAAATGCCCCTGCCCCTGAAGATAGGCAGTAAGGACTCGCCTCAGATGCAGATATATGCTCCTGAAGACCATGATTATGAGGCGGCATTTCGTTCCAGATTAGAGTGTGCTCCTCTTCACCGCCCGTCTGCCCAGCTGGGTGACCGGCGCTTACACCAAGGATAAAACGCCCTCGAAGGTCGGGCGTCCCATCTCCTCCATCGCAAAGTCTCCACGAAGTATCCGCCGCCCCAGATGAAATGGGGTGCCCGGTCGAGTCGAAGTTTCCAGAAAAAGCTGTGATCGCCCCAATAGGAAGCGAGGAAACAAGGCCCGGGTTCAGCTTTGAACCAGCCCCCGAATTTGTAAAAAGTTTGCTTAAAAGCTTCGGGAACGCCATTTAGATCTCCTTTGGCTTTTCAGGAAAGGAAATGTTCTGCGGGAACCCCGCCTGTTCCGGCAAGTCTCGAAGAGCCTGTCGGTAAGCCTTAACTTCCTCAAGCGTCTCTTCACTCACCGGGTAGTCCGGCATAAGGAGGTAGTCTGTCTCTGCAAGGAGAATATCCCGCCGCTCCCGAGCTCTTTTTGCCAATTCCTCCGAGGTCGGCTCTGGCGGATCGGTTATGGTGAAATTTTTGCCATCCTTTACGATCAATTTTTGATTAGCGTTGGCCCACTCCACCATGGTTCTGTATCTTGCCAGCCCATCTTCGGTCCTTAGATCTTCTCCTAAAATCTTATCGCCTACTGCTGTCATAACCTTTCCTCATTTTCCAATACTTAATGCGAATATCCGAACATTGAAGCTATAGCCTGAAACCCAAGTGACCGGTGCCTGAGTGAATGGAGTGGAAAAAATTACTGACCAAGTGGTGTCATTTTCTGACCCCCGATACACCGTCACTGAACTCCACGCCAAAATCAGTCCGCTCGCATGCTTCACATAACCTCGCGGTCCACCGCGTCAGATAAAACGGAATCTAAGAGAACATACCCCCCCCCCCGTATACTTAAAAAGTTTTTTGAAAAGAGCGGGAAATGCCATAGTTGTTCCTTTATTTACCGACAGCAATTACCATAACCATCACAGTTTTCGAAGTTTGGCTGGGTGAGTTATTAAGATAGAAGCCGTTGACGTTCGTGGGGGATAGCGCCTCAATGCCCCCCGCAGACCATGGCGAATCCCCGCCATGAAAAGAGCAGTTGGCTATCGGCAGAGTTGTAAAGGGAACCGGAAAATTAACACTCCAACTCGCCGCCTGACCGGAAACGGGATTTGTTGTGAACGAGCCCCAAGCCCATTGCAAAAGCATCCCATTCGCCAAGCGCCGATACCCTGTACGCCAATCGTCACTTTGATAGTGCTCTACAACCCTAGTTACAGAGTCAGGAAGAACACCGGATTGGAGGGTATACCCCCCCCCCGATTTACAGTTACTAATTTGTTTATCAATGCAGGAAGCATTAGCCGTCTCCTCCTAGCCAAAAGAAATCGCTTCGATCTGCAGACCAGACGGAAGCGTGTCATTGAAAGTAATCGTGGTGGATGTCTTCTCTACATACTGAGCGTTAGAACCAGCCTGACAGATGATCCCGTCCAGATAGACAAAAAGCCGATTAGCACCCATCGTGTATCCAGGTACCGCAAAAGAAGTCCCCGCGGCCAGATCAGAACTCAGTGTCGTGACCGCACGGACGATAGAAATACCGCCGGCTTTCATCACTGCATCAATGGCGTTGTCCCGTGCCGTAGCAATCGCACTCTGGGCAGAAGCGATATCTGACTCGATCTGGGTCTTGTCTGCAGAGACCGCAGACTGAGAAGCCGCCGCGGCAGAAGCACTCGCAGAAGCGTTCTTTTCACTCGTTGCCGCGCTGGACGCCGAGGAAGAAGCTGCAGACGCGGAATCACTTGCCGCCTTGGCCGAGGCAGAAGCGGATGAAGCAGATGAACTTGCCGCCGTAGCGGAATCCTTAGCCGCCGATGCCTGACTGGTAGCAGTAGCCGCAGAAGCGCTTGCCGCGTTTTTGGATGACGCCGCCGAAGCTGAAGAAGACTGTGCCGCGTCCGCAGAATCCGACGCAGCGACCGCTGATGCCGCCGCATTCGATTCACTCGAAGCCGCGGCAGTCTGGGACGCTTTCGCTGCGGATGCAGAATTCGAAGCCGCTGTTGCGCTTGCTTTGGCGTTTGACTCAGAAGTCGCTGCATTTTTGGCAGATGTGGCGGCCGCAGACTGGCTGGACGCAGCATCATCCGCGTCGCTTGCCACCTGTGCCGCTGTGCTGTCGATTGACGCTTTTGTAGCGTTGACCGCAGACTGCTTTGTGGTTACGTCTTCCTGAATTGCCTGAGAAGCAGAAAGCGATTGAGCGGCAGAATCCGCAGATGCCTTGGCGTTCGCTTCACTTGCCGTGATTTGGTCGAGAATGTCCTGTGCCTGCTGTTTAACGTAAGCGGCTTCTGTACCGCCTTCCGCATCCAACTGGGCAACCAGCTCCTCAAGCTTTTTCTGCAAGCTCGCTATACCTGCCTCGACATCGCCAGAAACAGAACCCCCTGCCGCGGTGACAGCAGAAACCTGCTTACTTCCCTCATCTTGAATTTCTTTGATTTTGCTGGCGGTCTCTGTTACTACCCCGGACGCGCTTTCCGCGGCCGCGTCAGCGCTCGCCTTGGCTTGCGTTGCGAAGCCTTCCGCCGCCGATGCCCTTGCTTTGAAATCAGCAAAAACATCCGCAAGCTGATGAAGATTCTCCGCGCTTGGCTCTAACCCGTTTTGCTCGATAAGAGTAGTGAATTCAACCATCAGCATGTAGTAAAACCACGCCCCGGGCGTTGTCGGCGGCTTCCCCGTTACAGGATCCCCATTGGATGGATAGCCAACAGACGGATTACTGGGTCGCTTCGGCGGCGTGTCAGAAGCATCCGCTAAGAATTCAAATTTCATGGTGCCACCTAAAAGAAAATACCTTTATCGGGAAACGGTTCTTCTCGATAACAAAAAACCCCGCCACCAGATGGAACCGTCTGAACGGGGTTTGCCTGTTTTATGAAGGTTTAATTAAATATGAATGCAGGGGAGCAGAACCAAAGCCGGAGGCTGTACCGTTCCGGATCGCCCATAAATCGGGTTACTGCGGCTGGCGTCAAAAAACCTACCGATAGATCCACCAGACCCCACGCTTGATATCTCCTGTGAGCCCCATCCACGGTCAAAAGTCGCATACACAGCCCCCGAAGCTGTGGTCGCCGTGCCTACATCCCGATCTTCATAAGCCGCTCGCCAAGCGCCAGTGATGTTCGGAAGACCAGGCTGAAGATAAGCGCCAACGTTTGAAGTCCCACCCCAAACTGTACGATCTATCAAATAAGGGACATTGAAAGTTGTAGAGCCATTCCCCGCCCCATACTGCGTCCCAATCATCGCAAATAGATTCGGATACCCCGTCCGGCTCACGGCTCTCCCATCACAGACCAGCCAGTTCCCATTAGGGGGAGTGGATTTCGGGAAAAACATAATCATCCCGGAAGGGACCACTTCAACCTGTGAGACTTTCGCCTGAATCTGTGCCGCCACATCAGACAAAGCCTGATTCACGGTCCTGATCTGCGCTTTAATCGCGGCGTCAAGCTGAGTCAGATCCGCCGCGTCGGGAGTAACCCCTCCCCCTTTGATCGCGTTAACGATCTCCTGGGTAACGGCGTTGTACCAATAATCGCCAATCACCGTCGCAAGAACACCCCCCGTAGGGCTGCCGTTTGTCGGATATCCCTCTGAAGAAGCAGAATTCGGCAGCTCCGGGGGATAAGAAACCGCGCGGGACTGATAGACTGATTTCATATTTATTAATCCTAAAAATACCCAAAAATTACATTGGTATGCGCTGGGGCGTAATGCCGGATTACGCATTCAATGACAGAATCCCCCCACCAGGCCAGCGCCTCTTCCGCTGTCCCTATCGCCGTATGCCTCGAAACGGTAGCGCCGGCATTTTTGTAAACATGGACTCTCCACTGCGATGCCCAGCCCACCCCGCTCGCAAACGGCGTTAAAACTGTGCTTAAAACCGTTTGATTAAACAACTCGTCAATCGTGATGCTGTATCCATAGGTTTTTGCCAGATCAACAAAAAACTGAAGACTCTGTGACCCGATTGTTGTAATTTTCTGCAGCAAGGCCTGCCGGAGAATGGTTTCAGTCAACCCATCCGCGAGCAGCGACCCCCAGGCCTCAAGGCAGGAATCAGGAACCCCCCATTGGGTGATCCAATCTTCAAATGTCTCAGAACAAAACCGCGGATCCGCCTCATTAATGAGCGCCATTGCCTGCGAATCTACACGGGAAAACTCCACCGCCCAACATTCAATCAGCATCGCCATTACGGAACCGGTATCATCCCGAGGCCATGCTGGCCCAGGAGGCAGCAGCGCTTTGATATTGGCGTCATATTCAGCTGCGGTTACTGCCATGTGATTTCTCCAACAGTGGGAAGAATCTTGTTCCCTAGCGCTATATTCCCGGCCGGTGTGACGAGCGTGTGATCTGCCTCACCGACAGCCGCGGAAATAGCGGCTCGGATATGGGACAAATAAATCACTGCGCCCGGTCCGCCTTCCTGCCTGAAAAGTGTCTCCAGAGAGGCTTTTACCGCGGCTTTCACCGTGTCATTGTTAGGGTCGAGCCCGGATATCGTGAATGGAATTGCCTGAATGGTCGGTGCAGATACGGTGACATTAGCCGTAACCGGGCGAACAGAGTCAATGTATGCCTGCACTTTCTTAATCATTTCTGCAGAGGGCAGAATGTCGCTGCTGTTATCGCATACGAAACGGATAACCACCGTCCCCGGCCCTCCCTCAAGCGGGTACACCCAAGCCCTGGTTACTCCCTCAATCTCAAGTGCCCACGCTTTGTAATCGGCCGCAGTCCCGGCATGCGGTGGCTCCCTTACCCGCGAAAGCAGACGCGCGCGCAAAGATTCATCCGTTTCCTCGTCGGCCCCTCCGGAAATGCCCTCTACCGTCTTACATTCGCTGGAAATTCCTTCAATAGGAGAAACAAGAACTAACGTGTCGCCCGCCGATACATTGCCTGCCGTCCCCGCAGTCAAAGCTCTGACCGACGCTTTCCCTTCCGAGACCGCGGATGTCGTTTCATATACCGCCTCATTATCAGCCTGCAGCAAGGTTCCCTCCGGTACCGTGGCTCCCTCTTCCAGGACTGTAAAAACCACCGTGCCGCTGGCCAGAGAAGGTTGTTTGCGGACAAGCCCGTAAATAGACGCCCAACGGTCAAGGTACTCCGCCTCTGCTGTATCAAAAAACAACTGTCGGCTTAAAAACTCAATAAAGCCGTGCAGCTCATGGCTCACCCCTGCAAGCACACGCGCATACACTTTCGCGTTGGATCTGCGAAGCTGAGAAGTTGATAACCGTGACTCAAGATCCGCGTCAATGCGGTCAATCAGCGTTTGTAAATTCGGTCTTTCAAATGGCATTTTCAACTTCCCCAAACGTTCTGAAACTGCAGGTTAAGTGTTGCCTGATCAGGTCTTTTTATGACTACATTCAGATTCAGCTGCTCCACCCCGCCTCGTTCCGCGGAAACGCTTACTGATTCCGCTACATGGTCATCGACCAGCCACTGAAGTGCATCCTCGGCATACTCCCTCGCAAGCTTCAGCGTGCTGTCGGTCAGTACCTCTCTGGATAGCAGCCAGAGTTTTGATCCTATTGGCGGCTCATCATCGTTATATGAATCTGCCCACCACCCCATCCTGCTTTTCCCCGGCAGCACATCATCTTCCCCAGCCCGCTTCCAGGAAAAAAGGCTGATGATGATGGAACGAACCAGTGGCTCAGTATCAAAGTCTGAAAGTGTCGCCTGATGCCTGCCGTTTAAGAAAAACTGCATATTTCATCCCCCTCCCAAGCGACAAATTATTCCTGATACAAAAAGCTTTAACCAAGGAAGTGCACGCCCCCATAGCCTTATTTTTTGATTCGGGTCCAATAGCTTTAAGATGAGCATGGCTATAACTCCCATGTGCCCTCACCATTACTGAGGTCATAAAAAACCCAGCCAGAAATCCCGTCTGACTGGGTTTATGTTTATTGAATTGTGTTGTAGCTAGACCAAAGCTTTTAATCCCACCTTGATCAGCTCAAGAGTGATCGGATGTGCCCTTCACATCTTTTGATCAGGGGAGCTGCCGCCGTTATGTGTATGGTTATTGTAAGTGTCGCGGATCGATTGCAGCCTGCCCCTCGCGTCATAAATCTGAGCCTTCCCCACGATGTCGCCCTCTACTGTGACTGACCCGGAAAATACAGCCGCCGGGGCGTCCACAGCCAAAGTTTTATCCGTATGGATCATTATCCCCTCCCGAGCCAGGACGACTTCCTGCCCCTGGTCATCGTAAAGAGCGACCTCCCCGGAAGTAAGGCCTGTCAGCCTGTACCGGCGGTCAGCGACACAAATCGCGATCGAATGCTCTCTGTCCCCATCCAAAGCGACAATAAGCGGTTCAGCGCCGGTCTTCGGTTCAGAAGTGAACCCATACGGCTCAAAATGCTCGACATCATCCCGGAGGTCTCCCGCCATTGTCTCGGCCTGAATAGTTCGCATCTTCTTCCTCCCGGCCGATCCTGTCAGGCGTCCTCTGACTATCAAATTCCAAATAGCGTCTTTAATATCATCAAGCATTACTTTCCCGTCCATGCGGCATCAGCTACCGTCGCCTTCACATAATTCCTGCTGCTACCAGTTTTTGCCGCCGCTTTCTTCGTGGCTTTCTTTGCCATCGCCTCATCAGGAGATTCATTCATCATGACGAAAGCTTCAGGCGGCATCAGCGTCAGCTGGGTTTTGGATCCTCCGGAATCTTTCGTAAAGCTGACCTCTGTAATCAAATACTGAGCATCAACCCCCAAAATAGAATCTTTAACCCGGCAGAGCCGATTAACCTTCCACAGGCTGCCGTCGCTTTGCCGCCACCCCTGAACGGTATAGTGCAAAGCCTGCGCCTGCCCGCGGCGGTATTCGGCCAAAAGAACCGATCTTTGCTGGAGATCCGCAGCCGTGGGAGACCCACTTAGCTTCTCTACGTAATACCGAGGGCGCCGTACCTTACTGTCCTCCGTGTACCTGAACGCTCCATTAGCCGTAACAGGATGGCTGCTCCCCGAATTGGCCCGCTGCCCCACCACATAGTAACGGCTGAACAGTTTTGAAGAATCAAATGTCTGGTCCCCGGATAAGACGTTTTTCCCTAACTCCAGAGAGTCAGCGGTGCGCCCACCACCGCCGGGGCTCGCCATTACCAAATCGCCGCTTTCATTATCCGTGATGACGAGGGTATGCTTCTTCACCACGCCATCCAAAATCTTTTTTATGGAATCTGTGGCGGCAATAGCCACTGACGCTTTTGGGTCTTTCCCTGCCTTCTGACGGACTACCGACACTCCATACGGTTTTGCCAATAGCTGGAGCGTCTGCGACACTGTCAGATTCGTGAATTGCTTAACGCTCTGAACCGCCATATACCCTTCGGCGAGATCAACGGTTTTGCTCGCTCCTTCTATGGACAGTTCGATGCCTTTTTCTGAATACGAGAAATTTGTCTTGGTTACGTATCCGGTCAAAACCAGGTCGTCATCAATCTTTACCCGCACCAGATCGCCGATCTTAATTCCTATCCCAGTCCCCGCTGACTCACGGGTAAAACCCACTCTGAACACTCTCGCGTAGCTCAGCAGCTTTGAAGATATGCTGACAAGCTGCCACGCGCGGTATTCTTTACCACCAATCAGAAGTTTTACGACCGTTTGTTCCATAATAAAAAAGCGCCCTGTTCCCAGAGCGCTTAATCCCCCTCCTTAACTACCGTCTCATCGGCACCCCGATTCATTGCATATGTAGGTGCGCCCATTCCTGGTGTCTTCCCAAACCTCCCCAAGACCATTCCGCCCGACCCTTCTCATGTCAAGGAATGAAGGTGGTGTTTCCTTTTGGATAGGCTCCCTCAATCTGACGGTTCCCCCCTTCCCTGCCCTAAATACATATCCGCTAGGGGAAACATAAACCCCGTTTTTATCAAACTTCCCTTTTCTGGAAGCAGCAGTAGCTTCTCCATGCAGGGGCTTATCCGGCGACGAAATGGAGGCCCTTCTCTCGGGAGAATTCCCACCAGCCGAAACGGCAGGTATTGCCACAAGCAAACCTAACAGCAATACGAAAATCTTTCTCATGCTCCCCTCCATCAGCAGAAACACCTCTGCGTAGGCAGAGAAAAGCTTCTCATTTCATCTTACCGCCCGGGAGGGATCTTAAAAAGAAAAATTAAGTACTCAAAAGTTTCAGGGGCTTCGCGGGGACAAACGCCGGTCTTCGAATGCCGTTACGCTCAACAATTTCAGTATCCCGCGCGGCGTCTCCGTAGTAATCATAAGCCAGCACCAGCGCCGGCATGATCTCCTCGGGGGTGTAGTCAATCAGCCGGGCTTTGTTTTCTGCCCGGACCGTCATGTCATTCCACACGGACGAGTAAGCCAAAGAAAGCGCTGAGTACACGCTGTCATCCGACACCTTCAGCATCTCATTATCAATCGCGGAAAGCAGGCTATCACGTACCGCAATCATGTCGTCATAAGCCATCACCTGGGAAGGCTGAGTTTCATCTACCCGATCAAGACCCGTCCCAATGTTGCCTGCCGCCCCAACGGCGTTACTGATACTGATCAGCCGGATCCCCGTGTTAATAGCCTCAACAGCCTTCGCGGTTTCATAATCAGCCGTCCCGGATGGGTATAGGATCGAATCCCTTACATTGAAATCCGCCCCATATGAAATCCCCTGGGCAAGATAAGCCACCCGCCGCCAGTCCCTCACCGTTTCTACAAAAGAACCAAGACCAAGCGAACTCACAAGCGTACTCGCAAAAGCGCCCGGATCCGTCGTCAGAACCGTCGCGGCCACCTTTGCCAGTTCATCCAGCTCATCTAACTTAAACATCGTGGCGAGCGATTGTATCCCCTCATTTTTCAGGGCTGACTCAAGCCTTCCCACAATGTTACTGACCACAAAATCCTGAGCCCCTGACAAGTCAATTGCCGTGCCCACATAATTCTGTGCCGCCTCAGCTATCCCATCCGCTTTAATACAAACATCATCGTGCGTACTGATTGAAGCCGTTGGGAAGGACAGCTCACCAGATTCCACGAATGTGATTGAAATCTGCGCCAGCCGAAGCCTTGTTGTGTACGTTACCTGGCTGACAGATTGAGGCGTCGCTGTCATCCTCCCTACCCACGGGTCTACCAGTTCGCCCCCGCCCTGCGTCTCGAGCGCCTTAACCAGCGCGCTCATACGCTCGACATAATCCCTCCCGGTCGTGAACGCCTCTACCGTTACAATCCGAGCGGCCCGCCCTAGATCCTCTACAAAAGGTTTGTCTTGCTGAGGGTATTCAAAAAGCACCACTCGCCGTCCCACTTTCAGCTTTGTACTGGTGACATAGAACGGAACTCCGCGGTACGACGCATCCATGAGATTTTTCTGTGCTTCTGTTGCTGCCGATGATACTGTCATTTAGAAAGAATCTCCCGGGTCATAACTCTTCGCATCCGCCGAAATATTCATATTGCGTGCATCCAGATTATCGATTCTCGCCTTTGCCCCGTTTTCCCCAACCACATGAATCGTCATGCTGCCAACTCCAGCGGCCGGAGATGAGGGAGAACCACCGGTAGCAGGGACTCCTGGGACTGCGGGTGCAGGTGCTGTTCCTCCTCCGCTCCATCCGACAAGATCTTTCAGCCACGACGGCGCCAGATTGGCCAGCGCGTCAAGCTTCGACATAATCCAGTCAAAAATCGGCTGGAGGATAGGTTTCAAGGCATCCCATGCCGCGCGAATAGGAAACGTAAGCGCGACAAAAGCATCGCGTACCATCCCCGCCAAAAACACAAGCGCTCCGCCTATCACTCTGATAACCGGAGAAAGCCCGCGTATGATCGCGGAAATGGCGTCAATCGTTGTCCCTATGGAAACAGCCAGCACTCCTGCAAAGGCCAGAAATACCGTTTTCAAAACACGGATAACCGGGCCCGCCACCTCATAAAATTTTGCGGCGAGTATGCGCAGTTTCTCCGAAATGACATCCCAGTGCTGATAAATTACAGTCGCCAGATACACAACCGCGGCAACAGCCCCCGCGATAAGAAGCCCCGGGAGCCCGAAAGACGCCATAAAAACGACTCTCACCCCATTCAGCGCGCTGACAAGCCGGGCGACGCTCATGATAAACCGTCCGATGCCCACACCCGCCAATACAGCGAGAATCGTGTTCACTCCGCCGATAGCGTTAAACACCCACCCAAAAGCACCGATTACCGATGAAATCACTGTAATGACGGTGTCCCAGGGAACGCGCTCCAAGGCGTCAGAAAATGCCTGAACAGCCTCCGCGATCTTCTGGCTGATCAGCTCTTTGTTTCTCCCGATCACATCTTCCAGACGTTCAACCACCCGTTTGATGACAGGGGCAAGCCGCGCGCCAATGGTCGTCTGCAAAGCTGAAAGTGACATATGGAAAATATCCATTGTGTCGCCAAGCTCAGCTGCCGCCTTGACGTCATCAGAACTGACAACAATCCCCAGCTCTTCAGCTTTCTTTGACATTTCGTCAAGCCCGGCTGCCCCGTCCTTCATCAGAGGGATCAGCCTGGCGGCCAGCTTGTCGCCAAAAACGTCCGTAAGAATCTGAAGCCTTGTCGCGGGATTCTCATTAACCTTGATCGCCTCAGAGAGTTCCCGAAATACCGTTGCGGAATCTTTAACGTGGCCCTTTGCGTCTTTCCATGAAACGCCCAAATCAGAAAACAGTTGGGGAAGATTTTTATTTTCCCCACTCGCGGCCTTCCCCATCTCCCCGGAGAGCTTGGAGAGCGCCCGATCCATTTCTTCGGCGTCCATCCCGGAAAGTTTCGCGGCAAACCGAAGCTTCTGCAGCGCTCCGGTTCCTACCCCTGCCCGCTGAGATGCCTTGTCAATTGCGTCTCCCAGCTCGATAAACGTCTGGACAGAAGAAGCCACAGAGAACAGCCCCGCGCCGCCTACTGCCATCAATGGCGCGAAAACCTTTGAGGCAACGTCCCCAGCGGATCGGCTCACTCTGTCAAAAGCCCGATCAAGGCTCCTGAGATTCGTCCTGACTTTCTTCAGTTTCTCGGATATTTCGTCCTGGCAGGCAAGAACAGTTTTCAGCGAGAATACTTTGTTTGTTGCCGCCATCGTTCTTCCTCTTCGTGAATCTCGTTTGCCTGATACAGCAGTTCCTGGATGTCAGACAAAGGCCGTTCTTCAAGTTCAAAGGGGTTGATGCCCCACCAGTGCGCCAGCTGGAACACCCGCCCCCTGAACTCTTTCTCACTTATTCCGGCGCACCACCGAAAAAACCAAGGACCAGCGCCATCAGCCCAATAAAATCAGAAGCCGAAATCTGATCCACAGTAGACGGAGGAATAGCCGCCAGCCGCTCGATATAGTCGTAAACAACTGCCGCGTCGACACGCTTCTCCCCGGTAATCGGGAAGCCAAGCACCTTGATGTCCTTCGCGGTCGGCTCGCGCAGCTCCAGTACTTCAATCGTGTCTTCGCCGCGCTTGATCGGCGCCGTAAGTTTGAATTCTGCCGCTCCCATCAGGACCACGCTCCTTTAACGCCGGTAAAAGTCAGCTCAATTGTGCCTTCTCCGGTTTTGTAGCTCACATCACCGGAAACAAAAGCGTCAGAAAGCGTGTAAACCTTCCCTGTCACCAGTTCCGCGGTGACAGTGAACTCCGTCCCATTCAACAGTTTCTTCAGCGGGAAATCCGCCGTAACATTGAATGTCCCCGAAATAGTCGGGGCAACCGCTTCCTCCGAATATCCGGCAAGCCCGGTAGACCCCATAACAGCCTCCCGCTTCACCTCCGTGGACTGAATGGAAATCGAATTGGAACTGACAGAAAGCTGCTCTCCGTCAACCTTCAGGTAACACGTACCCGCAATGCCTTTAGCCATTTTCTAAATCCTCATTCGTTGTACTGAAGACGGAACTGAACCAGTGTCGCGAAAATCCGCAGCTGATTCACAAGATCGGGCGGCAGGAGTACATCTACCCGATTCGGGTCTGACGCGTTTCTCTCAACAATCAGGTTTTCAGCAAATGCCTCCGCGTTCTCGACAATGCCCTCGGTCTCCAGGCGGGAATACATGGCGATAATTTCTGATTTGATTACAGAAGGCGTTACAATCGCCTGACCAGGACCGTAATGCGTCCCGTCATCCGCCAGTTTGCAGCGCGGATACTTAGACGTGACAACACTCTTAAGGCGCCGAATGATGTAAGCCAAAGAATGGAGTGTGTTGCTGTCAAGATAACTGGTATCAGCGTCCCCCAGGCTATTTGTCTGATAGGTCGTAATGCAGCGCTCAATTCTCACATACCCACCCGCGACATAACTGGTCGCGATTCCCGATGTAAGCAGTGTCTGCTTCTCGGTAAGGGTAAATCTCTTCCCAATTGGAGAAGGCGTAATCCCAACCAGTTCAAGCGTCTGAAGCGGACGCGCCGGATCATTCTGAATAGCCGTGAGGCAGCTCCCGGCCAGCGCCCCAAGAACCTCAACCGCGAGACTCGGGCATTTCGGCTCAACGGCCATCACCGTTAAGTGCTGGTCATTAAGCCCTTTCCCAAACGTCTGAAGATTACTGACGGTATCACGCTTCGCGGTATACACATGCCCATAAATCTGCCGGGTAGGGCTCCACCTGCCGGTTTTGTCATTCATTTCCGTGGTGAAACTCGCAATATGAGCTCCATCCGCGTATGGCATGGCGATGAAATCATACGATTCATCCCCCATGGCTGTAATAACTGCCTCCAGATCGACCTCTCCCGATCCCCCTGACAGAGTGGCAACTTCGCACGCAATGCCTTCAGGCAGTTCCTCCCCCGCCGCATATCCTTGGAAGTTCAACTGCAGAGCAATGTCATTCCCATATGCGCCGGTATTCTTTGCCTGGATCGTGACAACGCCTTCTGACGCTTCAGCCGTTACCGGCAAATCGGTTTTGGCGTTAATCCCCGCAGTGACCGCCTTCGCAACTGCGGCAGCGTCTGAGGAGTTCGGGATATTAATAGCTACGCAATCCGCCCCAATGTAAACGTAAACCGTTCCCGCCGCCGTGACCGTCCCGGAAAAAGTGAGGGTTCCTGATGCTTTCTTCCCGCCTTCCGGGTCGGAGACAGCAATAGCCCATACTTCGCCAACGCTGTTATTCTCGCGGAACGCTGAATTCATCCGCGCCAGCATCGACCCATGGCCAAAAAGCTCTTTCCCCTGGCTGTCACCGGTAACCAGAACCGGGACTCCGTCTTCTGCCTTGCCACTGGATACCTTCTGCCCAATCAGAAGCGCTTTCAGGTTGTTTGACCCGATATTCGCCTGGGAATTATCAACCTCAGCATAAAAAAGCGGGACCCTGACCCCGCTGGGAATATTTGAAAACGAAATTGCCATTTAAGACCCCGCTTTTTTGTCTAAATTAACCTTAAAACTTACTGCATCAACCCAGTCCGCCGGGGCTGGATCAATTTTCGAATCAATACCTTTCAAATCAGGCAAGCCATCAAGCTCCCGCCCATGCCCCGTATCTGCGTCAACAACGTCGTAAGAAACAGAGAAAGACAGCTGAAGCGCCAGCCGGGCCCGATTAAGATCCGGATCTGAATAGCCTTCATAGACAATCTCATCCGTCTCGGCGGTTGAGGTTCCTAGAATCGCTTTGAAAATCTCAGCCTTCAGATCTTCAATCGCGTCAAAAGCATCCTGCCCTCGTTCCTGATCAGCCGTAGATACCAAAATAACAACACAAAAGATCTGTTTGACACGCTGTCGGTAATCGGTCCCCATGCTGTCCATGTCTTCCCCGATCTCAGATACCGGCAAAACAAAGGCGCAAGGCATCGGCAGATTGGTAATATCAATGGCCGCGTATTCCGCCGCGCCCCCAACCCGCCCTTCAAAACTCGAGCAGTAGGCTCTAAGAGCTGAAATGATCGTCGCAAGCTTCATCCCGATATGATCCCCGGCTTAAGTGCCTCATCAAGAATTTCCGCCATATCTTTCTGATACGCTTCATTCCCGTATTGATTGGCCGCCTCAACAATCCAGTTTTTGCGAGGAGCCGCTACCTTTTCCCCGTGCCTCTTTTTGTGCTGCTGCCGTCTGTCCGGCTTACGAAGCGCGTTCCTGTCCGCTCCCGGCGCCCTGTGCCCCCAATACACAAAAGCGGGGTAATAAGCTCCCCGCTCCCGAATGCTGTTGGTCATATAGTTGGCAATACCAACCGAAAACCCTGAATGGGACACCCGGTACTTAATCGAGCCCCTGAGTTTCCCCGTACTCATCCCCGGGAATTCATCCGCCTTCGAAACTCCTCTGGTACTGACGTTCTTCTTGGCCATCCCCTGGACTTTCTGTCCTATCTTTCGGAATGACCGTTTCAGCACCTTGGTGTCAAAATCGACAAAACGGAAGGGCTTCCGGAACCGAACCGAAAACTCAAGCGCAGATGCTTTATCCATGGAGTGCCTCACATTCAAGTGCGGTAAATCTCCCCACTCCATTCATGTCAGTGACGCGCCGGACGCGATACGTAATCCCATCGCAATCAAGCTCAATCATCCGTTTCAGACTTGGAGGGGTCGTCTGCAGTGACTTTGAGTACCGGATAATGAATCGATCTGTCACGGTTTCTTCAACATTCACCGAGTCCCAGTAATTCTGCCCGCCTACTATTTCATGCTTCGCCCATGCTTCCAGCATCAATACTCGCTTTTCTGAAAGCGCCGAAGCCCCCGAAGAAGAGAACGCAACGTTATAAATCGCAACCCGCCTTCTC